AGAAATTATATTCAGCTTGTCCTTCAATTAAATCAATATTAGCTTCACCTACTTCCCAATAGTGAATACCTCTATTGCCCCATTCTTGAAAAAGAATATTTAATGATCTTCTTGCTGTTCTTAGTTCATAACCAGAACTTGCTTGCATACCAAGTCTTTCGTATGCTTCTTGTATTATTTCATCAACAGCAAATGTTTTGTCGAACGTTACTGTTCCGGAAGTAGTATTAGCCATCTGCTACCTCCTAATATAACTTTTTAAATTCTGCTATTACCGTATACATGTTACCAGAATCAGCTGTTCCTGGAACTACAAAATTAACATCACTTTGATTACTATTAGATGATTTATCAGTTTTTATTCCACCAAATTCTCTAAAATCCCAATATCCCGCGTTTGTTAATCCAATGATAGGAATATCTCCATCTGAGTCCTCTTCATCTAGTCTTGCAAAAGAGTCTCCTCCATCGCCACCTTGACATGAATACCAAACTCTTTGTAATACTAAGTGTAGGCAAGAAGCACCTTCTGAATTAGATGCCATAGCTGAAACGTCACCAAATACAGTTGTTCCACCTGTTCCGTCTGATTGATTTACTATTTTAATGACTACTCTTACATCGTTCTCTTGTAAGATAGTTGGTCCTGTTACTGTGTCTGCCATAATCCCTCCTTAATTAAGATTACTAGATGGGGCCGAAGCCCCATCATAAATTGTTATTATGCAAATGGTGTAGCTAAACTTCCGTCTCCAAAAGTAAAACCATTCATTTGCCATACTGCTGTTGCACTACCTTGACCACCTGTTGCGATACCTAAACAGTCTATAACACCACCTACAAATCTTCCTTTTGTATCAGCATCCATAACCATTTTATCGTCATCAGATCCATCAGCGTGAAACTGTTTTAAGCTAACTGTTCCAGGTGCATCTTTATCAGAAATAATGATTGTAGATGCAGCTGTAAAGATATCATTAGCACTAGCACCATCAATTGAAAAAGTGCCTGTAAAAGTTGTACCAATAATAAATTTATATTGTAATCCAGCCGCTGCAGTTGGTAAAGTTACTACGATACCACCAGCTCTGTTTAATAAATATGTAGTTCCTGTATCAGCAGCTGTTACTGTTTTAGTAGCTGCAGTAAGGTTTTCTACATCTGTAATTAAGTTGTTAACACCAGCAGTTTGTGCCAGGTTACCACTTGAATCTACAGTTAGTTGATCTGTAATAGCACCAGTTGTTGCATTTTTAGAGATTTGTTTAAAACCTTGTTCTGCTCTAACCGGACCATTAAAAGTTGTATTAGCCATATTAATATCCTCCTAGATATTTTAAATGTAGTCCCTAGGGAATGTCGACTATACGCGTCTACATTTAATGTTTTTTATTTTTGTATAGTGACAAAAGTATACGTTATTTTTGAATAGAGTGCAAGAGAGCCTGTAATGTGGATTGGATTTTCCAACGATGTAGCTTTTTTATTAAGTAGCTACTGAAACTTCTGGAGCTGCACCTTCTATGGTGTTTTGTCTGTGGGCTATTTGAGCTTCTTCAAGCTTTATTTTAGTGATGATCTCTCTGACTTTATCGTCAATTTTAACCATCTCAAGAGTATATCTATCTTCAGACAGATGCTCCTGTTCCCACTTCAACTCCAAGGACCTTTTTTGTTTGTAAAGGTCTTGTATCATTTATAACCTCCTCATAGGTTATTCTATTTAACGAGCTGAACATTCCCGTTTTTTCCCAAACTATAACATTTTCTCCAAGTTTGTCAAGGATAGCTTGTTCTAGTGATTCTGCGTTATCTTCTGATTTTACTTCAAATTCACCGAAGTGATCATAAGCCCAGATTTTTACGAGGAAATTTTTCATTTTCTTACCTTATTTTTATAATGTGGCGGAACAATGTCCCGCCACAAAATTGTGTGTGATTACGCACCTTCAACGCCGAAGATACCTCTATAGTCAGATACTCCAAATGAGTATCTTTCTCTAGCTTTGTATCTAACGTTACCAGTATCAAAGTCACCTTCCATTGCAGTTGTCAATGGTGCTCTAGTGAACATTTTCATACCATTTGGTACATCAGTGATAATGTAAAACGAATCAGTATCAGTTAAGAAATTATTCACTCTGTAACCTTGAGGAATCATTCCCATTGATCCTAATGCATTTATATCATTATCAGCAGTTCCAACTCTACCTTGAGATTTCATCAATCTCTCAGCAGTAAATTGGTTTGCAGATGGAACAATCATTTTGACTGCTTTAGCTGCAATTCTTAAACCTCTTTCGTCAGTCATAGCAGCAATATCAATCATTGCTTGTTCTAACGAAGTTTCGTTTAAGTCTGCTTGTGTTGTTAGTGTGTTTTTAACGCTAATTCCGCTCACAGTTGTGTGAGAAGTATTAAACAAAGAAACACCATCACCTGAATCAAAACCGTCTACTGATGGTAAACCGTTATTCAAAGGTGCTACTGCTTTCACTTGTTTCGCATTAGACATAGATCTTGCTAGAGCTTTTGTATATCTAGAAGAAATTTTATCGTAAAGATTGTCTTCGATAGCTTCTTCAGTTATAGCAAATGCTAAAGCCATTGTCTCGTGCGTGTATCTAGCAGAAAAAGATTCTTGTGCATTATCAAATGCTACTCCAGAACCTTCATTCTTTACACTTGCGTTTCCGAAACCAGATAACATAACTTCTTCTTCAAAAGCTCTGTCACTGTTCTCGCTGGTATAAATCTCAGCATGCTGATTATCATACCTATTGTATTCCAGGCCGAACAGGGCGTTCAATCCTGGCTCTAGTTCTTTAACTAGTTGGTGTCGTGATATAGCCATTTTTTATCTCCTATTCTCTATTATGACCCAGAACTATCAATGTATTGGTTCAAATTTTGAACAACTTCAACATTACAAAATGATGCAGTTAAGTCCCCATTTTCAGGGTCTTCAACACCTCTTAATAGTCTCCAAGTGTTATTAGTTGCGTGTGTGTCGCCGATATCTAGCGTGTTAGATGACATACCTGTAGTTGTGCTACCTGCTGCTGAATTTACGTCGAACGTGTCTAAGTATTTAGCATGTGCTCCAGCAATAGTTGAAGCTACTGCCGCATCAGTTGCAACATGGTAGATTTGCCAAGGATAGTCATTAACAAAAGCTGCGATATCACCGCCGTCTTTTGCAGTTGCAGGTGTAATAGCACCATTATAATGATTGTTGAACGTTGGTTTCAACGTCGACGCATCCTCATAAAAGATACCATATAAAACACCAATTGATTCTGCTGTTGCTGCATCTTCTGCAGTTACAACATAACCAGCTGTGACCTGTACTGCACTACCGTAAAACAAATCAATGTCAACGGCAGCGTCGATAAAGTATTTAGATAAACCCTGTACCGCAGGTGAATTACCTAGAGTACCAGCTGATCTAAAACCATATCCTGCTGTTTGTCTATTAGCCATAGTTTTATCTCCTTATGTGACCTGTCCTTGCGGACCTCCAGTCACGGGTTAATATAATTCGCTGGTTTGAGTAAAATTACTTTTTGCCACCGAAGGTTGTGCGAGATTGCCTTTCAACATTGATTGGCATACTCTTGTGCTCTTCCTTCATTAAATCGTTTTCTACTGACTCGTCCTGACCTTCAGCTTGACGCTTAAAGTATTCAGTTCTAGACTTCGCGATTTCTTCGGGTACCCTTGCGAGCATAAGGCCACCAACCCCAATGACACCTGCATGTTTACCATCAGTGATTACGGGATAATCAGAATCTTCGTATTCATCAGCTCTTACTAATTCATAGCCAGATCTTAATCTTCCAGAGATATTTTTAGTATCGTTAAATCCTAAACTCTCTGCCCGTATCCATCTGTGTCGGAATCCGTCCGGCGCAGGCGGTGCATCTAGAGAAGATGGAGGAGTCCACACTTTTGGTCTTTCAGTCTTTGACCGTGTTTGACTCGCACGAGAAGTTACTTTTGTTTCTTTTTTCATATGCTTATGCTCCTTCCGTGAGTTTTATTTGTTTTGCATACTCTTCGAGTGGCACACCTAATTTTTTCGCTATTGCGACTTGTGATGATGTGAGTCTCACAGTTTTGCGACCTTGTTTTACGCTTCTATTAGCTGAAGCGACCGACTGAACGGGCTTGGTCGTTTGCTTTTGCTCATTATTACCAAATTTGTGCGGGAAGTCAACTTTAATTCTTTTGTCAACCTCTGCATAATAATCACTCGATTGAGGATCATAACCTTCAGCAACTAGATCTTTATGTATCTCAAATGCTGTATAAGTCATTGGTTTATCTGTACCAAACCAAGTGTTTCTAGCTGCCCATGCCTCTGCTTGAGGATCTGGTGCAGGTAAATCTTCTGTTCTTGGTTGAGCAGGTAATCTACCACTGTCTGGTTGTTGAACAGGTTCCTGTACAACAGGTTGTTCTTGTTTTCTTTGCTCCAGTTTTGCATTCTCAAATGCAAGTGCAGCAATTCTTTTATTAGCTTCAACTTGAGCAGTTGCGTCACCAGCTTCAATAGCCATTGCAAGTTCTTTTTGCGCTGACTCCATTCCAACTTTGACATTCTCCTCAAATTTTTTTGTAAAATCAGAATCAACTCTTTGAAATCTTTCTTGATCTGCTAGTCTTTTCTTTTCTACCGCTTGTGCATATTCTACAGCAGCTTGTTCTCTACGTTCTGCTTCTCTCATCTTACGAGTAAGTTTTGCAATACGTGATTGAACTCCTTTACTATAGTCCTCTAATTTTTCATCGTCCTTTTTTTCTTCTTCTGGTTTTTCTTCTGTTGTTTCTTGTTCCGTGGATACTGCTTCTTGTTTC